ACTATTAAATCAACATTAGGTACGATAGAGTTAATCAATCCAGAACAATATAGAGAGAAAGCAAACCAAAGATAATATGAAACAAAAGATAAACATTAAAGTACCTACCGAATGGAGTGCTATCACCTTAAGACAATACCTTAAGTTATTAGAGGATTTAAAAACATACGGAGATAGTGATGAAGGGTACGCAGCTGCTCTCCTACACAACCTATGCGAGTTCCCACCAAAGTATTTATATAGTATGGAAGCTAGTGTGTTAAGCAAAATAAAGAGTGATATCGTAAACTTTATGAACAAAACCGATTTACCCCTACAACGATTTATAAACATAGGAGGTACGGAGTATGGATTTGAACCTAACCTATCTAACATATCGTATGGTGCTTACTTAGATATAAGCAAGTGGGATACGTTTCAAATAGATGCCAATTGGGGAAAGATAATGAGTGTGCTATATAGACCGGTACAACACAAATCAGCAGGGTTGTATGAGATTAAAGGGTACACAGGGTATGGAGATGATGATGCGTTTTTAGATGTAACTATGGATATCCACTTCGGTGCATTGTTTTTTTTTGTTCGTTTATTAACGGTCTTACCGAGCGCTACCCTGAATTGTTTGAAGGAGATGCCGGAAGTAGCTCCCCACATCAAATCAATTTTAGCAGAAAGTGGAAAAACTATTCCGCACTTATCCAACTCGCCGGAGGAGATATCCGCAATATTGATGAAATCACTGAACTCCCATTAGAGAAGTGTTTATTGTTTTTAGCATATCAAAGTGATTTAAACACATTACATAATCTGCTACAAAAAGAGATTATAAATAAGAGATAGGTAGAATCCACTACTTTTGTTATGTTGTTTGTTAAATAATTAAACCATATTAAAATGCCAACTCCATCGTATTTAGCAAGATTTGTTGCAACTTCAGGTGTTTACATAGGACCTACGCAGGGTAAATCATCACCAAAGAATAATCGTAGAGCATGTTTATGCTTACATTCCAATACATACTCACGTAAGTGTTGTGATGGTGCGTTACTTCAACAAGGTATCGGACAAACACAATCACCGGTAGTAGTATTAGGAGCATTTAGTAGTGGGTTTAGCAACGGATTTGACATCCTTTCATAAGTAAAATTAATTAACGTATATGTCTCAATTAAATAAAACACAGTTAGAAGCAGAAAATCAAAGTAGCTTCCCCAATAACAACACAGGTTATATTACTCCTCTAATATTAAGAGAGTATAACACCGATGTTATTGATAGCACTGTTAATCAGGGTACATTTAATAGTGTATCCGAATCACTATCTGGTAGTATTGCAGCATTGCAGAATTTTAGTTCTTCATTGGATATGCAATATGCAACTGATGCTCAATTGAATTATAGTTCATCAGTACTACAAGCTGACATCAATACTAAAGCAACCGTAACAGGAAGTAATAAGTTTGCTGGTTCACAAACAATATCAGGTTCATTATTCATATCATCATCCGTAGCAGGTAACCCACATCAGGTTGGTAATACATCTGGTGGTGATTTATTTATAGTTGGTGCAGCAGGAGCAGATGTTGTTATGGAGAGTACATCAACATTAACAATGAATGTTAATAGTGGTGTAACAATTAACTCTACACTTAATGTGGATGATTTAACTGTTTTAGAGCAAGGGTTAATCGTAACAGGTTCTCAATATAACGCAGTAGATGTTCAGGGTGGTTTACATTTAATGGGTGGTAACGTAAAGGTGACAGGTTCTGCATTTATCTATGGTAATTTAGAAATGCAATACGATGCTGCTGGTAATGGTATCATACGTTCAAATGAGATTACATCTTCTAATATGAAAACAAACAACTTAGAGGTGACATCATCTTTAAGAGCAACAGGTTCATTAAGAGTATCGGGTTCAACAAACATAATTGGAAGTACAACTATAACTGGTAGTACAAACATATCAGGTAGTACATCAATAGTAGGTAATATAACTGGAAGTAACAACTTAAAATTAGGTGGACATATATCAGCTAGTGGTGGAGTAGATGCACAGGGTGGTGGTACTTTTACTGGAAATTTAGTTGTAGGTGGTGTAGGTACATTTAGTGGATTAGGAACAAACGTAATGTCTGGTTCTTTAATCATTAATCAAAACTTAACTGTATTAGGTTCTTCATCAGTAAACTATATCACATCTTCTCAATTAAACATTGGAAGTAATATTATATCAGTAAACACACAAACGCCAGGTGTAAGATTTGGTGGATTGGTTGTAAACGATAGTGGCTCATTACCACAAAACTCAGGTTCATTCTTTTATGATTCAGTAGAGAATAGATGGATTTCAATACACACATTAGGTGCTGGAACTACATCTTCACTATTCATATTAGGACCTGAAACATATAACAATATAGGTAATGAAACAGGTATAGCAACAAACACAATACCAAAAGGAATTGATAACGGAGAGCGTATTGGACCATCATCAATAGTAGATAATGGAACTGAAATACAATTAGGTAACGCAGTTAGATTCCAAAATGGTGTAACTGGTTCTCTAATTGTTAATGGAGCATTAACTGCTTCATTAAGAGATGGATACGCATGGGTAGGACAAAATGGAACTGCCGGGTTGGTAGCAACTGCATCTTTTACAAATAGTATTACAGGTTCAGTAAATTCATTGAATAGTAAATCAGGTTCATACGCAACAACAGGTTCAAATACATTCTCATCTTCACAGGTTATTTCTGGAAGTATTGATATACAAAACGCATTAACGGCATCATTACCTTCTGGTTATGTTTGGGTTGGTGGAGCAAATGGTAGAACACAATTGGTTTTAACATCCTCAATACAGGGTGTACAATTTCCATTCTCTGGTTCTGCTGAAATAACAGGTAGCTTAAAACTAACAGGTTCTTTATTAATAACTGGAAGCATACCATTGATACAAAATGCTGGAACTACTGGTTCAATTGTATCTACATTAGGTGATACGTTTACGGATGTACCTGCAGGATTTAAGATTGTAACGCTTACATCAGCATCCTTTGCATCAATTCCTATTAAAGATGTTAATACATTATACTTTGTAACAGGTTCACAACCGTATGGTTCTTCTGGAACTGCAGGTAGTTCAGGTACATCGGGTGTTAGCTTGAGTGGTACGAATGGTAGTGGTGGTACGAGCGGCGTTAATGGAACTAATGGAGTTAATGGTACAAACGGAGTTGGTGGCTCATCAGGAACTTCTGGTGTAAGTGGGACGGGTGGTTCATCTGGTACTTCTGGATTCAATGGTGCACCTGGTAATCCTGGTTCATCAGGAACTTCAGGCACAAGCGGAGTGAGTGGGACTAGTGGAGTTAGTGGCACATCGGGAATAAATGGAACATCAGGTTCTTCAGGTACATCAGGAGAATCTCAACAATATACAACAACATCAACAACTTCTATTTCAATAGGAAGTATTGGTAACAATAGAACAATAACGGTAGGAACTGGATTAGATTATACGGTAGGACAACCTATGGTATGTGCTTACGATGTAAGTAACTATATGGAAGGTATCGTAGTATCTTATAATGATATTACAGGTTCAATGACATTCCAAATAACTTTAGCAGTTGGTAGTGGAACATACGCAAGTTGGACAATAAACTTACAAGCTGCTACTGGACCGGCTGGTTCAAATGGTACTTCAGGTACATCTTTCTTAGCATCTTATGTTGGTAATGTAGATATCACAGGTTCATTCTCAGTATTAGGTTCAATGAATATACAAGTAGGAAGTGAATCAGGTTCGGTTGTGGATAATAGAAACGATACATTCCCATCAGTACCTAGAATTGAACACATTGTAACACTAACTGAAGCAGAATACGCAGGATTAGCAGTACCTGATGTGAACACATTATATATCATATCGGGTTCAAACATAGTAGATACTGCATTTCCTTTCACAGGTAGTGCACAAATCACAGGTTCTTTAGGAGTAACTGGTTCAATAAAAGCAACAGGTCAATTCACAGCATCTTTAACTGAAGGATATGCATGGGTAGGTGGAGCAGGTAATCTTTCAACCGCAGTAGCAACATCATCATTTGGTGGTGGAGGTAGTGGTAACGGATTCCCATTCACAGGTTCAGCAGTACTATCAGGTTCATTAGTAATAACTGGTAGTGTAGCAGGTAACATAGTATCAACATCAATTGCTTCATCAACTGCATCAATTGATTTTAACGCTGGTGGATTCTTTACATCTTTAGCACCAAATGGAGTTACACACTTTAATATTGTGAACGCAAGTGCTGGAGAGAGTGTGACATTAAGATTAACAACTGTAGGAATACCAACGGCATCGTTCAGTTCAAATGTAAAACAAATATCAGGTTCAGCTTACTTACCTACATCAGGAAGTGGACAAACTGATTTACTTACATTCATAGCATACGATAGTTCAAACGTTTATTTATTACCGGCTAAAAAGTTTATTTAATATGGCATTATTTACACCTTATACATTTACAGGTCAGCAAGCAACCCCAAGATATGACCCATTGGCATCGTTTTTAACATTTGCTTCACCCGGTTGTGTTTTTACTAATTTAGGTATGAGAAATAGTTGGGATGATGTTTCTCAATTAATAAGAGGAACGGGTGCACCAATTGTAAGTAACATACCTGCAGGACAAAGATTTTCAACTGCTACAAGCGGAAGTGCATCAAACTTTTTTAACACAGGAACTTATAGACAATCAACTGCAGTTAATTCACCAGGTGCTTCGGCATTTTTTAACTCAACTAATGCTGGGGTAAAACTTCCAACTAGTGGTGATTTTACAATAGAGTTTTGGATAAACCAATCTTCAAATACAAACCCTAGATGGTTGTATGCAGATTACCAATATGGTAGTATTCCTAATACATCAATATATTGGTTTCCAGCAGCAACTGCAACACAATCAGTTTGTTATTTATCTGGTGGAGGTAGTGAAACTCTTTTATTTACTAATTTAGTAAGTAGACCTGCTACTGGAGCTTGGGGACACATGGCTATGACAAGACAAGGTAATGTATGGAGAGTATTTCTTAATGGAGCTTTGTGCACAACAGTAACATTAGCAAAAACAATAAACTCAACAACAACTGCAGTTAATCTAAATGGACACCCAAGTACTGCTAACACTAGTGGAGTTACAATACAGGATTGGAGAATATACAAAGGAGTAGCAAAATACACAGCTGCATTTACTCCACCACCTGCAATGATAATAGCACCTTAAATTATTTATTATGAGATATTACGCAATATGGGATGAGAATTATAATTTTGTTGAAGTAAAATGGTTAGACCCTACAAAAACTGAAGATTGGATAACTAGCGATGGTAATCCAATTGTTGGTGCGCAATCAGTTGATGAAGAAAATTTGCCTGTAAGTGGGAGTATTTTTAATCCTTTAACTTGTGAGTTTGAATTACCACAATAAGATACAGGTATATGGGTTACCTCGTTCAGGTACCAACTTTATGGAATGGACATTACGAAATAACTTTTATAATGTTGATTACCATAATATAAGTGTGGTAAATAATGTAAAGGGAAGTGGTCCTCATATAACATTGGAGAAGCACAATTATCCTATGTTAGATACTTCGCAAGGTATAATTGTTATATATAAAGAGTTTGATGAGTGGAGGAAAAGTTTGAAAAGAGGTGGGATGAATTTATTGATTGATAGAGAAGCACATCAAAACTATATTGATAGAGCAAAAGAGTTTGATAGTAGTAAGGTATTGATAGTAGAGCATGAATGGTGTGTAAACCACTATTATAACCTATTAGAGAGGATATCAATTAAGTTTGGATTAGAACTTAAGCACGATTGGGAACAACCCTTAAAACGAATGTCAGATGATGGTGGGGTAACATTAAGAAACGAAGATTATGTATCAAATTAAAGTAGGTGGAAAAGTAATAGGTAGCATGTCAGTAGGTAATAGCAGCTTAGGTAATACCGAAGATGTAGCACCTGTGTTTGTATCTTTAAGTACAACTACTTCAACTACAACTATACCTCTTACAACAACAACAACAACAACTTCAACTACAACAACCACTACATTTCCATATCCTTGGATTTTAGCATCTGCTAAATGGAATGATTATGGTGTGTGGATGGATTCATCATATTGGATAGATTAAAAATAATATATTATGCCATTACAAACAGTAAATAACGGAGATAGCGGAGCAGTAGCAAGAGCAAAGATAAATGCGGCTATTGATGCTATAAACGCAATGAGTACTACAACAACAACTAGTACCTCTACAACTGCTTCTCCAACAACTACGAGCAGTACTACTTCAACAAGTACAACAACTACTCCAACAACTACAACAAGTAGCACAACAAGTTCAACTAGTACTACAACTTCAGCTAATTACAATTATGTAATAAACAATTGTGCTGGGGGTTCTTCTTATACTATTACTACTAGTACTAATTTATCATTAGTAGGAGTTTATAAGTTCTTTGCAGTTGGTGCACCGTATGATACAAATGCTTGTTGGACAATAACTCCTTCAGCAATGGGTGGAACGTTCTCTACTATGATGACATCTTATGGAGATTGTAGTGCATGTGGAGGAACAACAACAACTACTACTTCAACAAGTAGCACTACAATGCCAACTTCAACTAGCAGTACTAGTACAACAACATTCCCTACTTCTACAACTAGTAGCAGTACAACAACGTTCCCTACATCAACAACAAGCAGTACATCAACAACAACAATGCCATAAGATATGCAAGTTTATTTAGGAAATACACCATTGGATTATAGAGGAATACAATTAGGTGATGTTAATATACAAAATGTTATTCAACAAAAACCAATAGAATTGGGTGATTACTATGGTGGCGGCGTTGTATTTTATGTAGTACCTAATGCACAAACAGGATTAATAGCTAGTATTTCTGACATAGCTGGAAATACTTCATGGGGATGTGGAGGAGTGTTTATATCAGGTTTAAGTTTGGGATATGGAAGTGGACAATCAAATACAACTCAAATTATAACCGAATGTACGCAAGCTGGTATAGCTGCTAAATTATGTTCTGATTATTCAAATGATGGATATAACGATTGGTACTTACCTTCATATAATGAATTACAATTATTATATACAAATAGAAGTTATGTTCCTGGTCTTAGCGGACAGTTTTACTGGTCATCAAATCAGGCAGTTGGGTTTAACTCAAAAGAGTTTTATGCAGCATCAATAAACATGTCTAGTGGAGATACAAGAGATAGTTATAAAACAGGATTACCATTTGAACAAAATTATGTAAGAGCGGTAAGAAGCTTTTAATCACTATAAAAGGAAACTTAATTGTTAAAATAAAAAAGAATATTATGAAATTAGAAACTCAAAGTTCATACATTGCTAATCCTCAATTCGTTGGTGGTGCAGCAGTAACTCCTTCAACAGGAACAACTTTCAACTCAGAAACCGGTTCATTCGGTTTTGTAGCTGGAGGTTTATATGTAGGTGGACAAGGTAATTTAGTTGTAAGAACATACGATGCAAGCGTACTAACTTTTATATCAGCTAGTGGATTTATCCCAGGTTTGATATCAGCAGTATCTTCATCATCAACCGCAACTAACATTATCGCATTAAAATAAAATAGATGTTAAATCTAAACTTAAATATTGTAGGTGCACTAGGAGGAAGTAACATTGGAGCAGGCCCACAAATAGGACCTACTACAACAAGTACTACAACTTCAACTACAACAAGTACTACAACTACTTCTACAACAACTACAACTTCAACTACAACAACTGTAGCACCTACATCAGTAGAGTATCTATTAGTTGGTGGAGCTGGTGGAGCAGGTACATCTGCTGCAGGTGGTGGTGGAGCAGGTGGAGCTGGTGCTTATTGGACCGGTTCATTAAATGTATTCTCTGGAGCATACAATATTGTTATTGGAGCAGGTGGAGATGGATTTAGTGGTGGAGGTGGACCTGGTGGTTCAGGTAACAATTCATTAGTACAACGTGGTGCAACATTAGTAGTAGCAGATGGTGGTGGTAACGGTGGTGGAGGTGGACAAACCGGCGGAACTGGAGGTTCAGGTGGTGGTGGAGGTCAGATAGATAATTCACAAGGTTTAGGTGGTGGAGTATCTCAAGGATTACTATATGGTAATGTTGGAGCAGCTGCATCAGGAACTTATAGAGGATTAGGTGGAGTTGGTGGTGGAGTATCGCAAGTTTGGTTTGATAGTGCAACTGTAAGGTCTAAAGGTGGATTAACTGGTTTTACTACTCCAGGTCCATCAGGAGCACCTAACACAGGTAATGGTGGTGGAGCTACTAGATTAGGAGAAACAACTTCAGGTGCTGGAGGTTCAGGTGTTTGTATTTTTAGATACCCTGGTACACCAAATGCAACTGGAGGAGATATAACTCAATCAGGCGGATACACTTATCATCAATTTAACGCATCAGGTACATTTACTTGGAATTAAAATAATAAATTATGGCACATTTCGCAAAAATAGATGCATACAATATAGTAACTTGGGTGGTTGTAGTTGCTAACGAAGATGAACATAGAGGAGAGGAATTACTTAATGATATGGGATTCACTGGAAAGTGGGTTCAAACTTCTTACAATGGAAACATTAGAGGTAAGTTTGCATCTATCGGAGATACATACGATGAGGTAAACGATGTATTTCTTTCACCTCAATAAAAAAATAACTACAAACAACGTAATAGTTGTTAAATAATTAAATACACAAAAATATGAACGCAAAGCAAGTATTAAACAAAATCATAGCAACTCTTTCTTTATCAAAAGAAGAAGTTACTTTAGCATACGCTAAATTAGCAGATGGTACGATTTTAGAATCACCTACCTTTGATGTAGGTGAGGATGTTGCAGTAGTATCAGAAGATGGTACTAAAAGTGCAGCACCAAACGGAGAACATGAAATTGTTCTTAAAGATTCAGAAGGTAATGAAGTTAGAATTAAAGTAACTACTGAAGAAGGTAAGATAGTTGATAGAGCAGATGTAGGTGATGAACCAACTGAGCAAAAATCAGATGAAGTACCTGTTGAAAAATTACCTGAAGATATGGAATCAATCGCTGGTGAAGATATCGGTGGTGAATCTACTGATGAAGAAGATGAAACTGCAGAACCTATCACTGAAGATATGGGTAAAGTAATGGAAAAATTACAATATCGTATTGATGAGATGGAAAAGAAAATCCAATCTATGCAGGATGGAATGTATCCTAAGCAAGAAGAAGATGTTCAAATGAGTGATGAGGAAGAAGAACTTCCAAAGTTAGATGGAGCTCCAATAGAGGAGAATCCTTCAGCAAAACCAACAAAAAATAAATTTAGTAAGAAAGTGGAAGCTTCATCGCAGAATTCTTTCCTATCTAGATTATATAAATAATTAACAAAAAACTTATTAAAAAATGAGAAAAAATCAAAACTTCGTACAACCTAGTGTTACTAGCACGTACGCCGGGGAATTTGCGGGAAAATATATCGCGAGCGCCCTTTTATCTGCACAAACGCTAGATAAAAATTATATCACTATCATGCCAAATGTGAAGTACAAATCAGTAATCTCTAAGATTGCGGTTGATTCTATCATAACTGATGCAGCGTGTGATTTCGCAACTTCAGGTACAGTAGCTCTTACTGAGAGAATACTTACACCTAAAGAATTGCAAGTAAACTTACAATTATGTAAAGCTGAATTCGTAAATTCATGGGAAGCATTGCAGTTAGGTTATAGTGCATTTGACACTATCCCTGCATCATTCAATGATTTTTTGGTGAGCTACGTTGGAGGAAAAGTTGCAGAAGCAACTGAAATCTCAATTTGGCAAGGTGTTGCAGCTACTAACGGACAATTCGGTGGTATCTACAACGCATTATCATCATCAGTAGTAGCAGGTGGAGTAAACGCTCCTATCACTGCATCACTTTCTGGTTCAATTGATTCAACAAACGTATTAGCTAGATTAAACTCTTTAGTTGATGCAATCCCTCAAACTATTTATGGTAAAGAGGATGTATTAATCTATGTACCAACTAACGTGGCAAAAGCATACCAACAAGCATTAGCTGGTGGTGCGCAAGGTGCTAACGGTTATAACAATTTAATGAATGTTGGAGAGAAACCAATGAACTTCAATGGTATTGAATTAGCATGGTGTCCAGGTTTAGCATCTTCTGCTATGGTTGCTGCACAAAAATCTAACTTATTCTTCGGAACAGGTTTGATGAGTGATTACAACCTTGTAAAAGTGTTAGATATGGAAGACTTAGATGGTTCTCAAAATTTCAGAATTATCATGAGATACACCGCATCTACACAATATGGTATCGGTTCTGACATCGCTATCTACAAAAATTATTAATTGAGTAAGTAATAGGGAGATTAAAGTTAAAACTATATCTCCCTTTACTCAAATTAAAAAAAGAAGAAACAATTAAAAAATAAAATTATGCCATGTACACTAGATAAAGGACGTATGGAAGTTTGTAAGGAATCCGTAGGTGGATTAGCTGGAGTTTACTTTGTAAACTGGACCGGTTCACTTGCTACCGCAACAAACGGTGTAAGTGATGATTTAATAGAATCATTACCTGCAGGACTTACAGCTTACTACTACGAACTTAAAGGAACTAGCGCATATACTGAAACAGTTAATTCATCAAGAGAAAATGGTACTACCTTCTTTAATCAGGAGTTAGTGTTAAACTTGAAGAAATTAACAAATGAGATGACAACGCAATTAAAGTTAATGGCGTATGGAAGACCTCAAATCTTTGTACACACTATGAATGGAGATACTCTATTGGTAGGACAAAGAGAGGGAGCAGATGTAACTGCAGGTACTCTACAAACAGGAGCAGCATTAGGTGACCTTTATGGTTATTCAATAACGTTCAATGGTATGGAGCAATACCCTGCATCATTTATATCAGGTTCAACATTCGGTAATCCATTTGGTTCAGTTACTAATCCTCCTACAATCGTAAACGGAGCAGCTAACTAATCGGTATTTCGCTTAAAATATTAGAAGGGATAGGTAAAACTATCCCTTTTTTTTGTGCGTATCACTATAAGGTGAGATAAGTTTGTTAAATATATAGATAATTCAACGTAAATACAACTTAATGTTAGCATACTATATATCAGGAAGTAATAACTACTCAATTAGAGTAGAACCAACCGGTTCTTCTAACCTTGTATTACAATTGCAAGATATGTACACATTAGTGAATACATCATCTTCTATTAGTGCATCGGGAAGACCTTACACTTATAATGCATACGAGGGTATCCTTAATTGGACAGCATCTATATCACAATCTATTATAGGTGAGCAGTATAGAGCATATATAACTGATGGAACATCCTCTATTTGGCATGGTTCTATTTCAGTATTTGCATCTCAATCAATAAACAAACCTGCGTATGTAAACCAATTAGGTGTTGAAGAAGTGTATGTAAGTAACGTAACTGATAACGAATATATAATAATTGATTAATATGAAAGGAAAACAAAACTTTTCCGTTGTGAATTTAACACAACAAGAAATACCAATCGTAAGAGAGGATACAAAAACAAGATATACATGGGTACCTGTTGGTATAATAGGTCCTGATGATTATTTCTCAAATGTAACTGATAGTTTTACTACATCAACAACAAACGCAGCTTGCGTAGAGGGTATATCTGATTTAATATTTGGAAAGGGTTTGTATTCAAAAGATACGGCATTCCAAACTACATTAGATAGCATACTTCCACAGGAAGAACTTAAGAGAGGTATCTTTGATTTAAAATTATATGGTAACTCATCATTTCAAGTATATTGGGATGATTCGCATACTAAAATAATTAAAATATATCACATCCCAGTACAAACAATTCGTGCTGAGAAGATATATGATAACCCAAAGGTACAAAACTATTACTATTGCACTGATTGGAGTGACCAAAAAGCACAAAAGTATAAAAAACTAATACCTGCGTTTGGTACATCAAATGAAAAGTGTGAATTACTTTATGTTAAAAACTATACACCAGGTAGATACTATTATAGTTTACCTGATTGGATGAGTGCATTACAATTCTCATTTGTAGAAGCTGAGTTATCTAACTTACACATGAACAACATTGAGAATGGTTTTTTACCATTAGTAATGATTAATATGAATAGTGGAGTACCGGCACCTGAAGAAAGACAAACAATTGAGAGTTTAATTGAGAATAAGTTTACAGGAACTCGTAATGCTGGTAGATTTATGATATCATTTAACGATAACGTTGAATCAAAACCAACAATTGAAACGATTACTACTGATAATCTGCATGAGAAATACAAATATGTTGCCGATTATGCGCAAGATAGAATATTAGTAGGACATAGAATCACATCTCCATTATTATTTGGTATTCGTACTGTAGCTAATGGATTTAGTTCTCAATCAGAAGAAATGAAAACTGCATATTCAATTATGCAAACAATGACAATCAATCCATTCCAAAATTTAGTGATAAACGCATTAACTGATGTGTTTGAACTATCAGGTTATGATAATACTGAATTATACTTTGAACAATTAACACCATTAGCAATTCTTTCAGAAACTGCGGATGAAACTGGACAAACTATTGATGAAGTTGAAGATGATATTAATGAGCAAGGTGAAAACCCTGCAACTACTGAAGAAGATGTAGTTATACAACAAAGTAATCCAAACTTCACAAAGGAATTTGAAATATTTAAACAAAAATAACAATGAGCTACGCACTTTTTATAACTAGAAACGATATAATCAAAAACTCACCTTTACAGGGTGCAATTGATGCTGATAGGTTACTACCATTCGTTCGTACTGCGCAAGATAAGTACATGCTTAATCTATTGGGTACTGTGTTGTTTGAGTTTCTACAATATCATATTACTAATGGTACAATTAATACTTTAGATGCTTATTATCAGGATTTAATTAATGAGCATATCAAATCAACCTTAATATGGTACTCCTGCGTTGAATACATCCCATTTTCGGGCATTCAATTCAAAAGTGAAGGTGCAATCAAGCACAAATCAGATACGGGGGAAACGCCGTCTAAGAATGAGATTGATTACCTATTAGCAAAAGCTGAAAATAGTGCAGATTTTTATGCAACTAGAATGCAAAACTATTTAGTAGCATATTCAAATCAAATACCACAATATCTTCAAAGTGTTGGAAACTTAACACAGGTTTATCCTGATTTTACGAACCAATATTTCGGAGGTATCCAATTATAATATTATGGGAAACGTAGTAAATAAAGTAGGTACTAACTATTCGTTGTACTACAATGTTTTAAACTATTTTAAAACAATAATGACAAATCATCCTGGTATTGAAACAGTTAGTCAGGGTGATATTAATGATATAGATGTAGGTGAATTTCCAACATATCCATTAGGTAATATATTAATACTAAATGCAGTGTTAGGAGATTCAGTAACAACATATACATGCCAATTAACGGTAGCTGATAAAATAAAATTAAAAAACAATGAATCGGTTGGTGTACACAATAAACAAACTATTCCGTTCTTCGGAACTGATGATTTGGTTGATATACATGCTAACACTCTTTCTATTATTAATGATTTAACATCTTACACTCAATACGCAGTAGATAATTTTGATATTAATGATGGTGTAAGTTGTGAAGCATTTAAAGATACATTTGAAAATGGTTTAGCTGGATGGGTTGCAACATTTGATGTAACAACTCATAACGATAGACCTAGATGCTTATATAATCTATTAGGTTAGTAATGGCAAAAATACCAACATTAAAAGAAATATCTGAGCAGTATAAGAAACTATCTAAAGCTGGTTCTCCATATAAAACAGGGAAAATGAGAAGTAGTATTGCTACTTCATATAAAAAAGTTAGTGATTTCAAATATACATTAGACCTTAATATGGTTTCTTATGGATTATGGTGGAACACTCCCCCAAAAGTTGTTAAAAGGATTGCTCTATCTAAGAGACCTGAATTTAACTTTGTGGTAAGAGCAAGTGAAGATAAAAGTTTAACGGATATGATAATAAACTATTCAAAAGCTCAAGTTCAGTTATTAGTTGCACAAAACCTTCAGGATACATTCCAAAAAGGTGGATATTCTAAAACTAGACAATCTTTCGGTAAATAAGAGCATCAAATACAATTTAGTGTTTGGTGGTTAAATATTAAATAGATACTATGTCACTAACGATTACTCAATACCCAGCATCAGCATCATTGGCACAATCCCCAATGATTTTTACAGTTGCAGAAAGCAGCGGTGTTGTATATAGTTCATCTTTTCAATATTATGGGGAACTATACTATTGGACAGGTTCAACTACCAAACCAGCTCTACCAGAATACACATTAGTAAAATATCCAAATGAAAGTTTGGTTGGTATATTTGATGTAAGTAGGATTATGAATTCTACATTAACTGATTTAGCACAACAAAACTCCTCAAATGTAAAATATTTAGCAGTAGATTTCTATTGGCAATATAAAGATGGTTTAAATATTATAACTAGCTCACATGCACTAAGTGGTGTATATAAAGCATTAGATGGATATGGTATATTTCAAGAACCAATCAATCAACAATTACCTTCTAAATCAATTCACTATCCATTATTAACTGATGGACCTGTAACACAATCTTTTTTAGATTCAAATTATGGTGTGAGTGGTGTATATGTTGGTACTGCAGGAGGAACACAACCTACTAAATTAACTTATACAGGTAACTTAGGTAGTGCTGATTTCACATTATCATCATCTATATCTTCTTCTAATCAGATACAACAATATCCAATAGCACCAAATCAAAGTGGATTTCCAATATCAACCGCAAATGATTATTTTGAAATACAAGCTTATAATGGTGGAACTAAATTAGGTACTTCAATTAGATACGAAAAGAATTGTATTCAAAAGTATCCTAATGTTAGAATCAAATGGAAAAATAGATTTGGACAATTTGATTGGTTTAATTTTTATTTAGTTAATAGACAAGGATTTCAATCAACTAAGAGAACCTACCAACCTCAATTAGGTTCATGGCAGGGTACATCTTTAAGTTATCAAAATTCTGATAGCTCTACTTTAAATTATTTATCAGATAGTAAACAAACTCTTTCAGTTAATACTGATTATTTACCTGATTCATATAATGATATATTTAAACAATTGTTAGTTTCTGATGAGATATATTGGGTTTATAATGAACCAAACAGTTTAAGACCTATTACAATTACAACAAATAATGTTGTATTTAAAACAGGTGTTAATGATAAGTTAGTTCAATATCAATTTGATTTTGATTGGGGACAAGCATATAAATTAATCATATAATGGGAATAACTAGTACTCAAGGTTTCGTATATAAACTCGTAGCAAATGGTGTGCAATTAGATGTATTTGAAGATGAAGAAATACTTTTATCTGATAACGTAACTGGATTGTTTGATTTAGGTGTAATACCTGCTGATTTCACAAGACAAATTACATTACCTGGAAGTAAAAAGAATAATGCATTCTTTGAACACTGCTATGATATTAGTATAGAAAATCCTGATACATTTGCAACCAACATAAAAGTTCCAGCTTATTTAGATTTTGATGGTATTTATTTATCACAGGGTTATCTACAATTAAATAAGGTAAATGTACTTTATAATAAATTTATTGATTCATACGAAGTAAGTATCTATGGTTCAGTATCTTCTTTTGCTAGAACAGTTAATAAAGCATATTTAACTGATTTAACAAACTTAAACATATATAACCACACTGCTTCTTATAATAATATATCGGCAAGTTGGGGTGGTAATTTATTTAATGGTGATATCGTTTATCCTTTAGCTGATTATGGTAGTGGATATAAATTTACATCAGGTCAATACGAATTGTTTGGTATGGATGACCAGAATGGTGCATTAACAGTACAAAACTTCAAACCAGCAATCCGTATGAAAAAAGTATGGGATGCGGTATTTGATTATGCAGGGTACACATATACAGGTTCTTTTTTTAATGAACCATTTTTAGATGATGTGTATTTAGTTTGTAATAACTCATTAAAATATCCTGAATTTGCTGGTGTTGATTTGGAAACCTATGGTAAAATAAAAATAGGTGCAGTATCCGGTAGTGGTATGACTGATAAGGTTTTAACTGCTGGAACATTTACTACATTACCTTGGTATAACGTATTTTCAGATGCTCAGGGTTTTTATAACAATGGTGCATACGAAGTTAAAGAAAGAACTAATCTATCAGGTAAATTAAACATAAACATAAATGTAAGTTGTTCAGTAAATAATATGCCAGGTACTTTATCAGCAAATGGAACTTGGCAAATACGAATGATAGAAACAGGCAGTTCTACACCTTATTCAACTCGTGCAATACAATCTTATATATTTTTCTTTGACCAACTACAACAAAGTAGAGGTGCTAATGCAATTAATACAACTTATGAATTAGCAACTGAATTTAAACTTGATGATATACCAGTAGGTAATTATTATTTTCAAATAAAACAAAGTCCTAATAATGCATTACCAACTGTACAACCAACAGTAACATTAGACCCGTTAGGAACAACTAAATCATTTTTAGAAATAACAGAAGTAAAACAAGCAGCTGATGGTAGAGTAATGGATATAGCAGCTAATATGCCGTATGGTACACAAGGTATTAAAATGGTTGATTTTCTTAAAGGTGTACAAAAGAAATTTCAATTAGTAATATATCCATCTAAAACTAAACAAAATGAATTTATAGTAGAATCATTTAACAATTGGTATCAATCAGGAGAAATTAAAAACTTCAACAACTATATTAATTTAGATGAAAAGATAGAAGTAATTCCAGCTAATAATTTAGCAGTAAACGAATTAAACTTTGGAGATGCATTAGACCAAGATTATATTTCACAACAATTTAGTAAAGCTGCAAATAGAGAATATGGTAAACAATATTATGTAGATAATAACAATTTCTTTTCACAGGGTAAGTTTGAAGTTAAAACAACATTAGCAAGCTCACCTTTAATTAGAATTGCAGGAACAGGTTTATCAGGTTCTATTAGTGGATTAAATCCAACTATAACACAATACTCTGCAGGTAGTAATTATCACTTTACATCACTAAATTATCAAGGTGCAGCATGTGGTAGTCCTACTGAAATTGAAATGTTCACTGCTGATGGTATGATATCACCGGGACAAATTGCATACTATGACCAATATGGTGCAGTAGCAATTAAAGGATACAAATACTTTACCTATGGTGGTGGTAATGAAGTATATGATATAAATCCAGTAACAGGTGAAATAGGATACGGAACAGGATTCTTCTGCTAAAATAAAATTATATGTCACAAATTATACCAATATACATACCAACTTACATTTCAGACCAAAATTATAATCCAAGTAGAGTACTACCAAGATTATTGTTTTATAATGGAATGATTGATTCTCAAACATGGTGGATTGAAAGTGGCTCATCTTCAGTAGGTGGAGTTACTTATGAACAAAACGCATTTCCATATTTTGATAACTACAATGTTGTATCGGGTTCTTTTCCAACAACCAATTCAGATTCATTATTATTTTTTAATGAGCAAGCAGTTTATGGAGAAACACCAACCGAATCTTTATATTCAAAATATTGGGAAAATTATGTAGATTTATTATACAATCCTAGAACTAGATTAATAAATGCATCAGCTATTATTCCATTAGCAGATTATTTTAAAATGGAATTAAATGATGTTGTTTCATGGCGTGGAAATTATTATCATCTCCGTGCAATTAATGATTTTAATTTAAAGAATGGAGAATGTCAAATACAATTACTTGGACCTATATTACCTGATGCGTTGCCGTTTGCTCAAGATGTTGTACCAACAACAACTACTACCTCAACAAGTACTACAACCTATCCTACTACAACTTCCACAACCAGTACTACTACAACTTCTACTACAACTTCAACAACTACTACATCTGCTGGTTACGCTACTTTAGCATGGAGCTTTAGTGAAACAGGTGGAGCTAATGGAACTTTTGATTTATTTGTAAATGGTTTAATTGTTGAAACTAGAGGTTTTACTTCAAATGGAACTAGAGCTGTATATCCAGGTGATACAATTAGTGTTGGTGTAATTTGCCAACAATGTGGAGAACCTGATAACTACGCAAATGCATATTGTACAGGTATTATAACTGATGCTGATTGTAATTCAGGTGGAATAGCAAGTATTATGACATCAGTTTATAATGTTGTAAGTGGTGATATTGGAACTACATTAAACTTAGATACTTTTGCATCTTGTGATGGAGGCTGTTTATAAAAATAAAATGTTATGCAACAAACACGATTTATATGTGCTCAACCAGCTAACTCATATTATACTTGGCAAGTTGAGGTTCTAATTAATAACTTCATTAAGCATGGAGTAAACCCAAATCAGATTGATATATTGGGTGCAATAAACAATGGACATGTACCTGATGATTGGAAGAAACTTCAATCTCATTACAATACCGTTCGTTTCTTTTTCTATGAGGATACTAGAGAAGATTATTCTTATATCCCATCAATTTATTTTAACTTAATGAAACAACATCTTAAAGCATATCCTGCTTTAAAAGATGAGTGGTTATTTTTACATGATAGTGATATTGTGTTTACACGCCCGCCGGAATTAAATTGGGGAAGAAATAACAATACATGGTATATGAGCGATACAAACTCATACATTAATTACGATTACATACAACAAAAAGGAAATCACATATATGAAGATATGTGTAATATAATTGGATTAGATAAACAAATACCTAAACTAATGAATAATCATTCAGGAGGTGCTCAGTATTTAATTAAGGGAGAAGGATTTGAATTTTGGGATAAAGTAGAAAAAGATGCAATTAGATTATATTCTTACTTTAATTCAGTAGAACATTTACATATCCAAAAAGCAGATTGGGATTATCCAATACAAAAGTGGACAGCAGGTATGTGGAGTTTATTATGGAACGCATGGTTGTTTGGTCATTCAACGCAAGTAGATGAAAGAATGGCATTTGGGTGGAGTACTGATAATATAAGTTCAGTTGAGAAATATTGGATATTACATAATGCAGGAGTAATGGATGCTAATAGCGGTATGTTTCACAAAGCATCTTACATTAATAGATTACCTTATGGTGATGAATTAATAGTAGATGAGAATAAAGCAAATACATACTATTGGGAACAGGTTAAAGAAACAGCAAAAAAATCAATATTGTTATGAGTGTAAAAGAAAAGTTTACGGAGATTTACGAAAAGAATCTATGGTGCTCACCTGAAAGTGTGAGTGGTGGTGGAAGTGAAATGCAAAATACAAAAGTGATTCGTAGAGAGTTACCTGTATTATTACAAAAGTTTGGTATTAAATCAATTTTAGATATCCCATGCGGAGATTGGAATTGGATGAAAGATGTGGATTTATGTGGTGCTTCTTATATAGGAGCAGATATAGTAGAACCATTAATAGGATTAAATAAAGCAAACTATACAAATGTTGATTTTAGGGTGTTGGATTTGATAAATGATACCCTACCTAAAGTGGACCTTATATTCGTTAGGGATTGCTTAGGACACCTAAGTAATGATAATGTATCACTCGCATTGAGAAACTGTCAGGAGAGTGGTTCAAAATACCTCCTAGCTACATCCTTTACGAAGTGGGATATGAACCCTGATGTGGAGAATGGTGGTTGGAAGTGTATTAACCTTATGATACCCCCATTTCAGTTAAATCCTATATATCTAATAAATGAGGATTGTCAGGAAGGATACCCTCATTATAACGATAAGTGTATGATTTTGTTCCAATTGAACCCTTAATCATAAAATAAAAATAAAGTGTTAAATAGTATATGATAAAGAATATAATTGATTTATTGAATATAAACGAATTCTATGGGGTATCTGAAGATATTGATATTGCTAAAGGTAAGTACAAATATCCATCTACTTGGAGAGAATTAAAGCAGTTACTAATAAGAAAGTTTAAAAGTAAAAAATAAACTATGGCAGATAATTCATATAATACGGAGATAATTGTAGATGTTGAAACTAACATAGAACCATCCATTAAGTTATTAAAAGAACTTAAGAAGCAATTAAAAGAAACTGCAGCTGGTTCTGAAGATTTTAAAAAATTATCCAAAAGCATCAAAGATGTTGAGGATGCTTTAGAAGAAGCAAAAGTAGGTGCTAAATCATTTGCGGACCAATTAGAAGATACACCAGGTATCGTTGGACAAATAGCAGGTGCATTTAGAAAATTAGAGATTGCAACTAAATCATTTGGTGCAGCATTTAAAGCAGTTGGTATTGGTTTAATAGTATCATTAGTTGCTGGATTAGCTGCTGCATTTAGTAAATCAGAAGAAGCAGTTAAAAAGTTTGAACCATTGATGATAGGATTAGAAAAGATTCTAAATGGTTTATTGGAAGCATTACAACCATTAATAGATGGTTTTATACAATTAGCAACTGATGCATTACCATACGTTAGTAAAGCATTTGAAGTAGTATATTCAGCAGTAACCGCAGTATTCCAATCAATAGGTAAATTAGGTTCATCAATTGTAAAATTATTTAAAGGAGATTTTAAAGGAGCTTGGACAGATGCTAAAGAAAGTGTAACTGGATTTAGTACAAATTATGATTCAGCAGTTCAAAGATTTGAGGCTGGAACTAAAAAGATGACCAAAACTCAAAAAGAAAATCTAAAAGAGCAAAATGATGATTTAAAAAGAGCAGCTGAAGAAGCTAAGAAAATTAGAGAGCAAGAAAGAAAAGAATTAGCTGATGGTCAGTATGAAGCTTATCTACAAACATTATCTGCTAGAGAGCAAGAAGAATATAAAATAAATCAACATTACGCAACTTTAATATATCTTGCAACAAAATACGGAGATGATATAGGAATAATTAAAGAAGCTCAAGCAAAGTTATTAGCTGAAATTGATAAGAAATATAGAGATAAAGAAAATGAAGATGCACTCAAAGTTGATGCAGAGAAAAAGAAATTAGCAGATGATTTTGCTAAATTCCAATTTGACCAATATGAAAAGATAAAAAAATTAAATCAAGATAGAGCAGATTCTGAATTTGCAGCTAATCAAGCAATTGGACAAAGTTGGGTAGATTTAGGAACTAATATAGCAAATGTAGTATCAGGATTGAATAGTGTGTTTGAACAAGGTTCAACTGCACAAAAGATATTTGGTGTTGCACAAATTGCTATTAACGCAGCAGCATCAATTGGACAAATCTTATTAAACAAAGCTGCAGGTAATGCAGAATTTAATAAAACAATTGCAACAGGTGAAGCAGCTATACTATCATCTATACCAAAATTATTTAATCCAATAACTGCACCATTAGGTATTGCAGAAGCAGCCGCAGGTAAAGCAGCAATTGCTGGAGCAGTAGCAGGTAAAGTTAAATTAGGTATAAACTCAGCATTACAAATAGGAGTAGTTGGTGCAACATCTGCAGCACAAATCGCAGCAGTATTATCAGCAAAGAAATCATCAGCATCCGCAAGTGGTGGTGGAGGTAATAGTGGTGGTGGAGCAGGAGCAAATATTGCATCACCAACCATAGCAGCTACGGCGGCACCTGTAATAGGTGGAACGCAAGCAGCAACACCAGGTGCACAAATTGCACAAACGTTAAGTGGAGCAACAGGTAAACCTATTGAGGCGTATGTAGTAAGTGGTAAGATAAGTTCACAACAAGCTTTAGATAGAAGAACATCAGTAGCCGCAACCTTTGGTGGGTACTAATATATAAATATATATAACTAAATAACACAACTAAATTGTTAAAGTATTATGAAAGAAGATTTACTATATGAGCTAACGATAGAAGATGAAAATGATTTTATCTATGCAATATCAATGGTTACTGAACCCGCTATTGAAAGTAATTGGATTTACTTTGGTAAGGAGAAAGTTCAGTTAGCTAAATTAGATGATGAAAAGAGATTAGTATTAGGTGCAATCCTTATACCAAATAAAAATATATTGAGGTTGGACGGTGAGGGTAATCCTTATCATGTGTTTATAAAACCTGAAACAATCAAAAGATTATCAGAAATCTATTTGGAAAAGAAATATACTGATGCAGTAACTATTGAACACCAAAAACCTGTTGATGATATCACATTAGTTGAATCATGGATAGTAGAAGATACTAAAAGAGATAAATCAGCAGTGTATGGTTTATCATTACCTAAAGGAACTTGGGCTGGTACAATGCACGTTAAGAATGAGCAGGTGTGGAATGAGTATGTAAAAACAGGTATCCTATCGGGATTCTCAATTGAAGGGATATTTTCCCATCAGTTAGTTAAGAACTCAAAAGAACCTGCGTATTTACAAAAAGAAATAAAAGATTTAACTGATGAGGAAGCAAAGAAGTTATTAACAACTATACATTCCCTTTTAATGGATGGTGTTGAGTTATCAGAACCTTCAGTTGATAGTAGTTATGCAGGAGAACCTGTATCAGGTTCAATCGCTAAACAAACATTCATAGAACCAAATCCCTGTTGGGATGGCTACGAAGCAATTGGTACAAAGATTGATGCAGATGGTAGAGAAGTTCCAAATTGTGTTCCTATAAAAATTGATTAATGAATCATAATTTAGTACATAGTAAAATTATTAAATTTGAATCTTATTCTGATTACCCTGATGGTGTGAAAGGAAATGCAAAGAGAGCATTAGAGTATGCAGATAAAAATGGTTGGGGTAGTTGTGGAACTCCGGTTGGAAAACAACGTGCTAATCAATTAGCTAATGGAGAACCTATATCAGTTGATACAATCCAAAGAATGTATTCATTTTTAAGTAGACATGAAGGTGATTTAGTATCATCTAAATCTTATGGAGATGGTTGTGGTAAACTTATGTATGATGCATGGGGTGGTAAAGCTGCATTAGGTTGGAGTAGAAATAAACTTAGACAATTAGGATTATTAAATGAATCATAACTTAGTACATAAAAACATTCTTAAGTTTGCTATTGAAGAAGTATCACGTAATCAATTTGAATTGATGTTAGGTGAAACATCATCTAACGAACCTATGTATATATGGTGGAAAACAAACGAAGGTAACAATAGAAGATACTCTATGTTTTGGGATAGTTCTGCGTATGTAGGTGGTAATGCTGGAGGTAGTGATACAAAAGCTGCAGAAGGTATGTGGAACTTACAGGGTGATTATCCCGGCGGAGATTGGAGAACATTAGATACCAATACCGTAACACGTTTTAGTTGGAAGGGTAAGGCGTATCGTATAAGTTAAACATTAATTAATCCTGCTTTACCTAATTGTTTACGAACCTCATAAGATTGAACACCAAACTTTTTAGATAGTGTACGAACACTAAGTGTATTATAATGTTTAATACAATAATCAATTTCTTCCTGTGTTAGTTCCTCTTTCATTTCAAAGTTTGAAACTAACTTTCCTTTATCCCATTCTCTTTTAAAATTAATATAGTGTACCTCAAATTTGTTAAACATCTTTGTGATATAGTGTCTATCTATTTTTAATCCATTTATCTCACATAAGTTATTCATTATATTTCTACGATTGAAATCTTCAATAGAATCTATATTACGAATTAAATCTACAACGGCCTGCACAATAGGAGCAGCTTTACGTGTATGTACTGTATGAAATGATTTTAAATTAGTTTCTAAGTAATCAGCAAATGCGTTTAATAGTTTTGCACTATCTTCCATTTGTTCTGCTCTACCATCATCCTCATCAGCAATATCCCAATTCTCATTTAGTACATCTAACTTAAGTGTTTTCTTTGTACCTGTGTATCCTCTTTGATTATGAAAGATATAATAGTTTTTTGCACATATCGTCATATAGGAAAATGCTTTACCTTTACCTTCTTTGATTCTAAATAATCTTTCGGTTAAGTACCCAACACAATCGTATTGAATATCAATTGGTTCACCATCTATATAGGTGGGTTTAATCTTATTATAGTACACCTCCGCTATTTTAAATAGAGCAGGGTATATTATAGTAAATAACTTATTCTTCTCCCCTTCAGTTTCCACAATGTTATATTGGTGGATTGCTTCTTCAACTCCTTCGTGAAAGTAGTTGTTGTTTGGATTCTTTTTGCGTGGCATGTAACTTATAGTTTATATAATAATAACAAACAAATTGATGGTTGTTATATATGTAACTGCTAAGGTACGAAATATTTCTGAAATTACCAAATCGTATATATATTATTGGTGGGATACCCTATATATTCTATTATACAAATTGCCATTTTTATTTTTCGTATATCATCCCACCATAACTAATCCTACTTCGGTAGGATTTTTTATTACAAAAAACCCCCGGTGGAAAAGACCGGGGGAACATTGAGGAACAATGAAGAAACCTCAATTATTGTGAGTAAAACAATTACTTATTAACTATTTTTATTTAACCTAACATCCTCTACTTCCTTTGAGAACGTTTTAAAGTACCTTATCTTACCTTCATCCTGCGCCTTCTTACAAGCGGGGTATATGATATCCTGAAACCCTAAGTAGTACGCCTGCTTCTCACTCCACGCTTTAATCACAAACGTAGGGAACTCTTTCTTACCCTTATCCGTTTCAACTACAAACTTAAGTGTATATACGAATGAGTTAGGGTCACTCTCAATCATCCTACGGGTCTCACCCTCTATCTCTTTGTGTGCCTCATCACTTAATGTATTCCATAGTGATTGAAACCTACGTTCAACGGATACAATCCTTTCTTCTAATTCTTTTATTCTATCTTCCATAACTTATTAATTTTTTTGTAACTCACATTTAACTTCCCAAAGTTGAAGATAATCTTCTTCAACCTCATCCCAATTTATACCTTCCTCTTTAGCTTTTTGTTTGAACTCCTTTAGTAATTGTTTGTAACACTCATCACTAATTGAATTGATATCTAACTTAATTGTTTTCATAACTTATTTATTTTTTCGGTTTCTACATTCCATCCACTCATCTACTTTGAATCCCTTCATAATACAAAACCCTATCTCACCTAAATCAAGTTCTTGTTCAGTTTCCCAATTACCATTTGGGTTTCTACTTTGGTCCCAATAGTAATCGTATGCATCCTCTACGTTAGCGAATGATACCCTATCATCCGTATCATCTACCTCAAAGATTTTATCAAAGGTTTCTAATGAATCCTCTAAAGTACGAACTACCCATCTATATTTGGTAATCCAAACATCCATATCTTCCTCACTACTATATCCTAATTCTTCCCAATCACCTTCGTTTAATTCGTTTAATTGAACTCTATTAACCCTAATGTTTTCAATTATGTACTCTCTATATTGTTTATTCTTATTCATATTGTTTGTTTTAATAAGGGGAGTGTATTTCAACTCCCCTAATGTTTTATTAAAGGGTTTCTAAATAGGTTTCTAAATCAGAAATCTCTTTCTTATCTCTAAGGTATCTCTCTAAAAGGGATTCGTAATCTCTACTGAATGTACCCTCAAACACTTTCTTTTTGTGTTTTAGGTAATCAGTTAATAATAACCCTTCACCAAATACCTTTGTGATATCATACTTCTCCTTTACCTTATGGTACACATACTCTAACCAATCTTTGTATAGAGTACTTTCTCTCCATCCATCAATAAGTTTATTTCTAACATCCCAATTACTTTCTAATGTTTTATCATCATTGTATTCCCAATATAAGGTATCTACTAACCTATAACATTTGTGTATGTTACCACTCCCACCTCCGTAAACGATATCTAATGAATCACATAACTTTTGGTGTTCCTCATTACCTAAATTGTAAAGTGTTTCTGATAGATACTGAGTGAACTTTTGAACTAAGTTCCCACTAATCAATCTACTTAACATTGGTTTTCTGATATCACATACATTGAAATCATCTTTCTCACCAACAATGTAATAGGTTTCTACTACATCTATGTTTCTGATATCCGAAGTATCATACATATCATCCATTACATACCCAACAACATCATTTTGAATTGTTAGTTGTGAACGGAGTTCTTTTAGATTCTCATCTATGTAAGAATACAATGGTGAATTTGAATACGATTTGTTGTATTCGTTCAAATCAAATGTACCTTTTTTGATAGTGAAAGGTGTAACACTTTTGTTTGATTTACTCATAACGTTGTTTTTTGTTTAAGTTGAAGAATACCCTCAACCTTTAATACCATAAAGATACGATAAACTACTCATATTTCCAAATAATTGATAAACTATTTTACACATTTTATCCACATTTTTATAACTCATTGATTATCAGCACTTTACATATATACCCCTTTTTAACCGATTTAAGGAGGGGTGGGGGTTGGTTGGATGGTTACCCCTATA